ATCACGTGGGCGAGGAGAGACCAAAACTTGGGCGAGGATGGTGGGCCCACCTGGACTCGAACCAGGAACCGCTGAGATATAAGCTCAGTGCTCTGACCTTTGAGCTATGGGCCCTAGGGGTGTACCTCTCTTAAAAATATCGGCGTATTCTCTCCGACCCAACCGCCGGTAACGTTGAACTCCATGTACTCTTCTGCCTCAGAAAGGAAGTCACGCTCCTCGCCATCGAATGGAAAAGATTCACTGGCGCTTACCTCAAATTCTTTGGCGAGCTTTATTACGCATTTGGCATAGTCGTATATAGCCACCGGCCTGCTAAACTGGGTGCCAAACCCAATTAAGCAGTCCTCCCAACCATCGTAAAGTATTGCGCCTTCTGCCCATTCGGGAGCCTGAATATAAGTCACGTTAGTTCACCATGGCCTTTCTCTTATCGGACGAGCGCTTTGACTGCTCGCCCATGTCGTACCCCATCTTTACTTGCTCGATCTTGCTCATGATCTTCTGACCTAGTGAAGCCGCCCACCTCTCTGGTGAGACACCGGCGTTCATGGCCTCACCGGCCTGCCTAATGATCGATGGTAGCTCGGAGATGATATCCCTATACCCATCTACGTAACCCTCATTGTATGCGGCCGGTAGGACCTGGTCCTCAATGGCCTCGATGATGCACTTGCATAGGTCATGCCCACACGTAGGGCTTAGGTCGATCTTCTTCTTCATGGTCTCACCTCACTAAACGTTGCTGTTGGCCGATGAAATCTTAGCTCAGCCTGCCCAGTCGGCCCATTCCTGTGCTTGGCTATCTTAACATACACTGTTTCGTCTATGTCGTCAAATGCCACGTCGCCCTTCTTCCAGAGCATGAGCACCAGGTCGGCGTCCTGCTCGATGGCCCCAGAGTCACGTAGGTCAGATAGGCGAGGCTCGCCTGACTCCCTGTACTCTGATGATCGCGACAGCTGCGACAGGGCAATTACCGGGACGTTCACCTCGCGGGCGAGCATCTTTAGTCCACGGCTGATGTCGCTGACGTCGTTGACCCTGTTTCCGCCACGAGAGACGCGATCAGGAGACATAAGCTGAAGGTAGTCTACGATAACAAGGTCCAGTCCCTGGTCGGCAACTAGGCGCCTACACTTGGCACGTAGCTCACCTGGCGTCGCTGCCGGGGAATCATCCACATGAATCCTGGCGCTCTCGACCTCGTGAACCCCCATTGCCAGCCTTGCGACGTCCATTCCTTTGGCGGTACCCTGCCTTATATTCTGCAAAGACACCCCGCTTGACGCGGATAGCATGCGAGCACCGATCTGGTCAGCGCTCATCTCAATCGAGAAGATAGCAACGCTCTTTCCAAGCTTTGCTGCGTTCATGGCCATAGTAGTAGATAGCGCAGTCTTGCCGACGCTTGGACGTGCTGCAACGATGATCAGGTCGGAGCGCTGCCAGCCGCCAGTCACCCGGTCGATGCTGTTAAGCCCGCACATAATGCCAAGCTTCTGCTCTCCAGCAGCGATCTTGGAGATCCTATCGTAGGCTCGACCAACAATCTCTGTGGCTGACCAGAACCTACCGCTCTTAGCGCTACGGCTAGCAGCAAACAGGATTGACTCAGCCCTATCGAGGGCCTGCTGGGTGGACTCCGGACGGCCGTATCCTAGCTCGGCAATCTTCCTGGCAGCCTCAATGAGCCTGCGGTACACGGCCATGTCATTAACAATCTTAGCGTAGGCTTCTGGATTACCGGCCATAGGCGTCTCCGCCATAGCCTCATTCATAGCTACGCCAATGCCCTCGACGTCCTTGGCCTCACTGTAAACAGTGACCTGGTCGATAGGCTCACCCTTGGCCTCAAGCCGCTCGAACGCAGACCAGATGCCCTGGTATTGCTGGCTATAGAAGTCCTCGTGCTTAACTGAGTCAGAGATAGCGCTGAAGGACGATGGGTCGATCAGCACGCTACCGATTAGAGCCTGCTCAGCTCTCTGGTCGTTAGGTACGATGGTCATGACTTACCACGCTTCTTGCGAGGCGTGAAGCACTTAGGGCAATGAAGCCTAAGACCGCCGTTCTCATTCTGAGTTAGCGCCATTACCCCATGACGCTTGCCGCCAACCGGGCAGTTGATCCAGTAATCCTTTACTTCCATGTGGCCTCCTGACATTGCGAGAATATAGCTGAGCCGGTAATCCCGAACTCCTCTGGGTCAGCTGACACGCTACCCCATTTCCCGCACGCATTGCAGTATAAGGCACGCTCAAGCCTGTTGTCAACTACTATGTCCACATCAGTGTGGCCATTGTAGTTAGATCGCTCTAATGCCCATATCGCCATGCGGTCCGCCTTAGGCCGGTCCCACCTTCCCTCGACTTTAATCCTCTTCTTAAATTGTTCCTTCGTGTATGTCATCTCCATTGTTGGTCTCCTTCGCTGTCTTGGTATGCATGTCTATCGAGAACTCCGGCCTCGTCTTGCCTACGAGATCCCAATAGTCTATACCGTACTTGTCGCAGTAGTCCTTGAGGGTCATCCCCCTAGACGCTGCGTCCCTCCGGAAAACGTCAGCTGCCCTGTCTCTCACTTGTTTCCTCCGCTATTATAGCAGAAAGTGCAAGACCTAGTGCGGCTGCCTGGACAAGAGGGTCGTGGTCTCCGCGCAGAAGGGCGTCTCTAACAGACTTTATCTGCACTTCGGTAAAGTATCTGCCGTTTATTAACCGACGTATTTCTTCCACGAAATCACTCTTCATTCCTAGACACCTTAGACCACTTTCCCTCGCCCAGAGAGATTAGTATTAGCGCGTAGTTAGCTATGTCAAGCAGAGCATCTCTTGTACCGGCGTCGTACCAGTCATCGTCAAGGACGATCTTTCCGGCCTCGATACGGCCCTGCATCGAGCTAGAGACTCTTGCGCACTTGTCGCTAGCTAGCCTTGAGAACACGCCGTGGGGCCCAAGGCTCTCGATGTTGGTAGGCCCATAGCCGGCCTGGCGTTCGATCAGGGTAGCATGGCACTCGTCATACAGCCTCGCGAAGTAATTCTTGAAGCTGTCTGGAACGTTACCGGACACGGTTGATGCTCCGCTCACGGCTGAATCCCTCCGGATATCGTGCCTTTAGCTTTTCGATGTTCTTCTTGGCAACATAGTCTAGGCTTACACCCAGAGCGCTGCACATCTCAGCCGCGTACCACAGAACGTCACCGATTTCTTTGATCAACTTGTCTTCGTCCAGCTTGTGTCCGTGACCGATGACCTTCTTGATTTCGTCAGCGACTTCTCCTGCCTCGCCGGCAAGCCCAAGTCCAGCGATGGCGAGGCGTGCCTCTTTACGGTCCAGGCTATCGTGCGCCCCGGACGTCGAGTCAGCGAGCTTCTGGTAGGCCAGGAATGTAGTGTCATTTTCAGTTGACAGTTTCTGTGTGATCATCTTCGAACCTCTCTTCCAATCTCTCCGCAGTTTGTCCGCGTGCTATAAATAGTACCACAATAAACTTGTGCTTGCAGTTGGAGCATAGATGTATTCTAGCTAGAAGAGAGCCTATCCTTTTGGCCTTCTTCCTGGCCGGCGCAACGCCCTCACTGTCACACTTAGGACAGCGCAGATACCAGCTCAACGCTTACGGTCGTAAGCAAGCCACGTAATGACCGCAGCCAGGATGCCGCCAAGTGGCAGCGGGGCCGTAGTCGCTATTGCTGCCGCTAGAACGAACGCAACTCTCTGCCTATTGGTATAGTCTGAGACAGGTGCCGATATCCTATTTATCACCCTCTCAGAAAGCTTTGGCTGCTGCTGGATCTCCTCAGGCGTCGTCGCCATGGTCAACTCCCTTCCATATCTCCGCTGAGACCTTGGCCGCAGAGCTGATCACTAGGTCAGACTGCATGGCCCCAAGGTCGATCATCGTGTCTAATACGCGGTTAAATATGACCATCCACTCCATAATGGCCTGATCGATACTGGGCTTACTCTTAGCCTTCTTAGGAATCATTGCGGAACTCCTCGATGGACATAGCCCCCTGGTCCTTAGGACTGATGATTAGATCGTCTCCGAACCTCTCGTCCCATGCCACTCCGCATGTGAGAGGGTTAATTCCGTACTCATTCTCGGGACGATACACGTCGGAGCATGCGTACGACACAACGGTGTCGTCCTGAAGGGCAAGGAACCCACGCCCCCAGTCGTCCGGAGCGTAGAAGATCTTGCCGTCCCCAGCCTCCATGTGGTGAGATGTCCAGTTTCCGTACTCGTTGCTGGCCTTGTCCAGGTTGACAGCTACAATCTGAGCGCTGCCGCTAGATACCCACATTGCCTTCTCCATTCCGCGCTGGGCATGAATCCCGCGAAGAACACCGGCTTTGCTTCGGCTCATGTTGATCTGCCGGATAGTACCAATCGCGGCCATGACATCATCGCCCTCCTTGGTTACCTCCTGGAAGAAACCACGTTCATCCACGAAAACTCCCTTAGGCAATATCATCGGCTTTGTCATTGTTTCCCTTTCCGAACCACTGGGTGAAATCATCCATGGTTACTACTACATATGCCCGGCGCTTGACGCCAGGTCCATCAGCGCTAGCTACAACCAGCGCTTTAAGCTGCGAAGCATTAGGCTTAAGAGATTCGAGGAGGCCCCAGACCTTCTCCGAGAAGTTGGACGGACCAGACTTGACCTGAATGACCAGCCACTCATCGTGCTTGCCCCCATCAGCCTTACCTCCAAACATTCCTGTACGAGAAATCCCAAGTTCCTTACACGCCCATAGCTCAATTGCGTTACCCCTCTTTCGATTATTCCTACCTCTGCGCTGAGCAGCGGTAAGAGGACCTTTGATCGCCATTAAGCCTCCTCACAGTAACTTTCATAACGCCTAGATACAACGGTAGACCAAGCGCCTCAAAAAGGATCGGGCTTAGGTCTATTAACCTATCCCCGACACATCCAGTGCATCGGTCTACAACCCTGGCAATAGCACATAGGCCAGTCTTCTTCGAGCAGATCTGAACATTGTATGGGGCGTCGCCCCAGGTAAAGGACTTCACTGCTGCGAAGTTTAGAATCTTATCTTTGCCCCTGGTATACCATGGGTTGTTGTAATTGGAATATCCCTTGAGTGGCGATCCATACCAGGATGCCCACCCCTTGTCGTAATCAGCTGGTGCTGGGCTACACAGCGTTAGCATCGCTGCGAGAACCAAGCCTACCAGAGCTGTTCCTCCCCCCTGTCCTCCTTAGCAATATCCGCCGAGTTTCCGGTATCCTTCATCCACGCGTGAACTGCACGAAGCAGGTCTACCGGAGGATGCTGGCACCAATCACACTTAACGTGATCTCTCGTCGCATACTGCCTATCCAGAGCGCAGCGAGAGGCCTCGATGACCCCTCGTGCGCCCTGGAAGTCTACGGTCACTTCCGTAGCGCCCCGAAGATTAGTGGGCTAGCCTCAACCGCGTTGAAGTCAACGAAGTATCGCTTGCCATCATCTGAAAGCTTCTTGGAGCCGTTGAACCGCCCGATCACATGGATATGTGGTCGTGGGTCGCGGCCGTTCTCCTCGAGCTTCTTGGCGTAAGATGCGTAAATCTTCTCCACGTGCTCAACAAGAACTTCATCGAAGACTGTTATAGAAACGTTCAGGTACCTAACAGTAGGCTCAACCCCCTGCTTCTTGCCAGCGACCCAGTCGTCGTACTCTGGGGTCTGGGCTGATGCCCGGAACGTCAAAGCATTGACGCCAAGCTTCTCGATGTGCTTACGAACTGGTGCTTCCTTACCAAACCAAAGATCAATTCTCTGCATATTAGAACTCCAAACTTCCGAGGTCTTCTGACCCCTTTGACTTAGCCGCTGCTGGCTTGGCTTCAAAGATCTGCTTTGCTGCCTCAGCTACCACGCGGTCATTGCTATCGTTCTCTGGATCATCCCCTGTGGGGATCAGGAACGCTGTCAAGAGCGCATACTTCAGCGCTCCGGTGGCAGCCTTATAGGCAGCCTTGTCGCCACTATCTGCTCCGGTCCCGATAGACTGGAACGAGAACAGCTCACCTGAGTCTCCGTCTGTAATTGTCCACGTGAATCGAAGTGCCATTATTGTCTGCTTGCCACTAGGCGTCAGTCCCTCACTTACCACTTCGACCAATGATGGGAGCATAGAGACATTATTCTTGGCCATCTCGTCTCGTACCGTATCGGCAACGTCAGTTGCCATTACGTACTTGTATCCCTGGGCCTGGTTTACACCAGACTTGCGGATGTATCCTACGGCCTTCATGATGTCGACTAGCTTCGACGCTAAATTGCGCTTGCCGGTCTCAGCCATTTTTACCTCCTAGACATTCTGTCCGCCAATTGCACCATCCACACGGCCACTTCCGTGTCGAGGCCTCTGGCAACCGAGGCGGCTTTCGGTCACCGTAGTAGTCTAGCACAGCTAGCACACGCTGTGCAACTGCACCCCACGAGGATGGGTCGATCTGGAACTCCCGGATCGAGTAGTCATCCTTGTCGATATAGATTACCCAGGCCTCACGAGGCCTAGTGTCTGATGGGTCGTGGAACTTCGCGTAGGAGCCTACCTGCACAGCGTGCTCCGGCTTAGGCTCCTTAAGCCTGATGAATCCCTGGTGCTTTATGCTCTTGAACTCGAGCACCACAAGCTTATCCCCAAGGTCAAGCAGACCGTCGATGTTCCCTGCGAAGTCGTTCTCCTCTGAGACTACTGGGATCTCGAACTTAATCTTGTCCCCATAAGCCTCGCTGAGAGCGCTCTCCAGGAAGCTGCCTACGGCATTGCCCATGGCGAATACCCTTAGGGTCTCCTTGGTGAACGGCTCAGAGGGGGCCACGCCATTGGCAGAATACCAATGTGCCCTGACGCATCCGCCCAGAAGGCTTCCACGCCACTTGCGCTTTGACGGCCTACCAACTTCTTGCCTCTTGGCAAGGGCCTGATCTAGTCCCTGTTCTACGTACATGTCTGGTCCCTCCGGTCTCTAGAGATGGTCGAGGACCCCTGTGGAGACCATCACAGGGGTCCTCATTGCCGAACTAAGCGGCATGTGTTGAATGCTAGACGATGTCAGGCTCTATGTCAAGCCAGCGCTTAAGCCGCTCTAGCCTAGTAGGCACGCTCTTCCCTAGGATCTTGACCTTAGACAAGATGTCCCTCGTGGCCCCTGGGTCGCCTACCCTGAGCACCCGGCCCATGTCCCCAGATATTGACTCAAACCTAGAGACATCCATCGCGTAGTCCCGCTTGTCAGGAGAGATAGAGTCGTCCCACCATACCGGAACCTCGCATACCTCAGCTACTGCCTTGGCTATCTGGGATACCGTTGTGTTTTCGGTAGCGACGTTTACTAGCTTATTTGTCCAGAGGCCAGAGCTGCCAGCAATAACCATTGCCCGGGCAGCGTCATAGACGTGGAGCATAGGACGTCGGGCGTCCGACTTAGGTCGTATAGTTCCTGTGTGATACGCTTCATATACAAAAGCATTTACTACAATGTCCCTTCTAAAGTTGGGCGAGTCGCCCCACAAGGTCCCCATTCTAAGTATTGAGTAGTCCCAATAGCTGCTGACCAGCTTCTCGGCCTCTACTTTGCTTATGGCATAGTACGTCAATGGGTTTAGCGGGAACCTCTCAGTGGCTATCTTGTCGCTATCGATCAGGCCATACACCGATGCAGACGAGGCTAAGACCTGCCTGGCGTCTGGGTACCTGTCCGCAACATCAGCCACCAGCTTAACGTTTGTATCCATCGTGAGCTTCTCGCTGACGTTCCCCATTGGATCGTTAGATATAGCCGCAAGGTGGTAGATGACGTCGTACCATTTGGCTGATGAGAACTCTGCTACGTCGTAGTACTGTCGCCGAGGCTTGCAAGCGCCGTCCTCATCCAGGAGCGTTGCTCGCTGCATCCCATTGTCTAGGCCATCCACTTCGTGCCCAAGCTCCTTGAGCATCTTAGTAAGCAGGGAGCCTAAGTACCCTAGGTTTCCAGTCACAAGTATGTTCATCGTCGTGCCTCCGCTAGCTCTCCGTTTCGGATGTACTCCTCAAGGGCCATCGCCCAATGCCTAGGGCGAGGTAGCCTGCTGTTGGCCAGCACACCGTACTTAGGCCTAAGGGGATCGTTCCTTTCAGAGCCGGTAACCTTAACCTTTGTCCTGAGTATGTTAAACAAATAAGCTGTGAAGTCCTGCCAGTTTGTAGTCCCTGCATTGACTGCATGGTAAACACCAACAGAGAATGGGTCCACGGCCACATCCAGGATCAGGCCTGCAACGTCCGGTAGGTACGTGGGGGCGAAGTGCTGGTCAGAAGGCATATCCAGCTTGCCAGCAGCCACACCCTTTGGCACGATCATATCGACGAAGTGAGCTCGCTCTGGGCTTGGGTACAGGCCCCACGGCGAGGATATCCGGATGACGCTGCCGCCCTTAGCCAGAACCTTACGCTCACCCTTCGCCTTGCTTGAGCCGTAGATGCAGACCGCATCGGTACTGTCTGTCTCAAGTCTCTTACTATCATGTAGGCCGCGGAAAACGTAGTCAGTGGAAATAAAAACCTGCCTAGGTCCCTTTTCGGCAAGGAGCCCCGGCAGGTATGCGTTAACGTAGTCGGCCTTCTCTGGGTCTTTCTCGCAACCCACAAGGTCACGGAAAGCTGCAGTATTGATTACTACGTCGCAATCAGAGACTGCTAGCATTAGATCTGATTCGTCAACCCAGGTTCGGTTAGGAGAGAAGAGCCTGTCGCTTACGCTTGGGCCGTCCACCCTACCTATTAGGACTGTGTCGTAACCGCTTTCCTTAGCGGCGTGAACCAGGTGCTGAGCAACTTGTCCACTTCCAAGTATGCCTATCTTCATATTCCCTCACTTGTATTTGAATCTAAAGATTAGCCAGTCGGCTATCTCTTTCCAGTTATCCTCATAGCGCATGGCCTTGTCGTCCACGTAGGCCACAGCAGCAGGCTTACCAGTTCCCATGTAGATACCGTCGTAAGGAACGTCATTGTCCTCCAGGAAGTCACGCATCTCGCCAACCCGGCTCCACACGTCGGGCCAGGCCGCCCACGCCCTAGCAGAATGTATTATTACCTTGTAGCCAGCATTCTGTATTCGGGCGAGGGCTTCCTTAGCTCCACGATTAAGCACCAGCTCGCCACCGATGGTGGACGCGATGGTGTCATCGAAGTCGACCGCGATCTGCGTTTCAGCATCCCGGTCGGCCGGGGTCATCGGTGCATTACGTGCACGAGCTGCTTGAGCTTGCCGAACACGTCACGAAGGACGCGAACGTCAGCCTCACAGTGCTCGATGATTAGGTTGTATGCTTCCTTGTCCCCATGGTCAGCCGCTTCCCAGATGCGGACGTCAAGAGGTGTCTTCTTGTTATTAACAGCGAAGTACTTGGAAACATTCTCAAGAGACTTGCGGCCGATTGCCAACGCTGAGCCAGTTGCCTTGTACATCAAGTCAACGTGCATCTGGGCCTCGACCGGCTTGTAGCCGTACTTCAAGAGCCGTGAGTTGAGAACCGGAACGTCGAACAGCTTACCGTTCCACGAATAGAGAACGTCGAACTCCTCGAGCCGGCGAGCGTACGCATTCACTAGTACTGAGTCGTCTAGCCAATCCTTTCCTGGATGAGTGTCCAGGGTGTAGGTCTCTAGATTGCCATGCTGGTCAACTATTGACCCACAGAGCATCCGGCGCCAGCTAGAGTAGGTGCTCTCGATATCGAAGTAACCTGAGTTAATTCCAATAAAGTCACCTTTACCCTTGGTGAAGAGCGGCTTACCGATTACATTAGTCCTCTGTATCTTCTTATTCGTTTCACTAATATTCTTGTCCAGCCCAGCGGAGCGATTATACACTTCCTCTGTACTGTCGTCAACTGCCGGAGCATAACGCTTATATTTCTTCTGGACCTCGTCCTTGCTCAAGTTAAGCTTCTCTCCTATCTTTGCGAATGACATACCCTGATCCCGCAGGGCTTGGATCATTCTCGTTGGTGTCTGTGACATCATTGACCTCCAAGACGGATTAGTTGGAGCACCAGGGTTGTAATCACACCTGCTGCGCTCACAGCTATACCCAACTTCCATCTTACAGATACTATGCCCTGCTGTCTACTCTCCGACAGAGCTTTCTCCTGAGCCTGGAAGCTCTCAACCTCACGTAGGCGATCCTCGATCCGGTCTAGGCGCTCGGTCAGGTCAGACCGGACGCTGGAGATAGCCTCCATCAGGGCCTGGAACTGAGCGTACGACACTAGAAGTTGTTGCCCTGAACAAGTTCGAGAGTGAGCTCCTCGTGGCCGTCAGAGTAGCCTACCCACTCCATTCCGGCTATGTTTAGAGACTCATCCTGTAGACTTACGTTTCCGTGGACCACGTGTACAGACACGGCATCCCCAAGGTCCCAGCCGTCCCACGGCCTCAGGTAATCCTCCTTTAGGATGACGTCAAGGGATTTGGCGTTGTCTGTCTTTGCAGAGTCAGCAAGGCGCTCTGCTTCGTACTGGGCCGCCGCCTCGTCAATGAACCCGGCCTGTGTCACAAGCTTTGGGATTTCGCCATATATTGAAGATTCCCCTGTCGTTGCGGTAGCTCCGTCAATGGATATACCGACAGCACCAGTCGTAGACGTACCTGCTAGGAACGGAGTGCTAGGGATAACCCGAATATGGGTAAAGATTTCCCCGCCTCCGTCACTGTACGAATACCCACGAAGGCTTTCTGGGTAGGAAAGCTGGATTGTGCTTATGTTTGCGGATGAGACGTTGTACCTAATCCTAAACGTACCATCGTAACTTCCTGTAGACGATGGGTGGGTAGGTCCAAATATGACCTTATTTCCATCCGTCCTCTTGACCATCTCCAGTCTCGCTGTGTTGGCAAGGTATGTTACGCTTTGCTCCCCGGCGCTCCACGTCATAAGGGTAGTCGATGGGCTACCAGAAATAGACCTACTAGCGTACCTAATCCGACTTAGTGGGAATGTGGTCTTAGCCGCATTAAACACACGGTCAAATATCTGGGTAAAGGTTTCGTAGCCTGACCCCAATGTAAACTTATCTGTCTTTTTGGGCACTCCTGATCGAAGCCAATGGGGTACTCCTGGGTACTTTCCACAGTTAGTTCGGTATACTGCTCCGTGGATTGTTGCGCTATACGATACGCCTTTTCTTAGCGCAAAAAGGTGCTTGTTAGCAGCTATCTGAGTGTCAGCCTGAGCAGTAGTTCTACCCAGGGCTATCAAAGCGCTATACATGACCGCCTTGGACTCGTAAGGATACAGCTTTACAGAGGCATTATTTATGTAAATATTTGAGTCACCTGTGAAGCTTTTCTCCCAGGCTCCGCCGGTAGTAGTAGGGACTTGAGGTGCTTCCCCAGCCGGTGGTGTGACGTCGAGCCTAAACCTCCAAGTCTTTGCGGCCTGGAAATGTGTGGATATGGTGCCAGTGTAAGAAGCATCCCACTCGATGTAGACGCTGGCTGTAGTAATCGTAGCGCTGTCTATTGTTAGTGTGTCAGCAACAATAGAGCTTACGACAACGTTGTCTATGTATAGCTTGTTATTTGTGCTATAATATGCTGAGGAGCCTGTGGCCGGGTCCTGGTTTTCGTCGCTTGAGCTGTCATTCACTGATCCTGCAGAAAATGTGAATATCGATGACAGCGAGGAGTTGCTTATGTCTGGCGACAGGTAGCTAGTCGACGTAAACGTCAGGGCCACGGTTGGCGTGTAGTACTGGTTAAACACGGCCATGTAATCGATCCCACGGAATGTGGTCTCATTCTGGCTGATCTCTGTATCGTTCAGTATTCCGGAGCCGACCCACTTGTAGGCGTCAGCATCTGGATCATATCGATGTATTTCGTAGTGGGTTTTTAGGGGGAGGCAAACTCCTATCAGAGGATGCGTGTTGGGCAGCACCCAGTATGCCTCCCCTACGTCGTTGGCCTTCTCGGTGACGCCTACCTCTATCGGGTCGTAAATAACATTGCTAGATGAGGAGCGCCATCCTGTAGACGTATCTAAAGGATACAGAGTTATTCGAAACTTGTTGTATGCTACTGTCATAGCCAGGCATTTCTATATATGATTGACCCGCTTGTTAACCCTCCTGTTACTACCACCGTAGACGAAAACTGCGAAGAGAGATATCCGAAGCCAGTTGTCGCGCTTGGGCTGACCTTTCCCTGGGCCAAGGTTCCGGTGAATGACCCTGTCCTTACAGTTGCCTTATTATGGTCGACATAATAAGCTGTACCAGCGGATAGACCTATAAGCGATACAGTCCTCCCGCCTATTACGTAACTTAGGGAAGTGCCGCTTGGTGTAAATATAAATTGAGGGTAGAACTCATAGTTTCCTGTGTAGGCCACTGTTGTAGTCCCAGTTGATATTGACTGAGTATACTCGGTTACAGATATTTTTCTTGGATCAACTGCGACAAAGTTCATCTGAACATTGGTCGCAAACCCCTTGCTCGCAGACCCCTGAGACATGTTCTTATTGACACGTATTCCTGCTAACGCTGTTGGCCTGACGCTCATGTATACTTGCCTAGATGTGCTACCTGTTGGAGAGTAGAAGCGCAGTTTTCTAAATCCAGAATCTGACTCAAAAGCGTTAGGGTATGGGTCGTTAGCTATGCTAAGGGCATCCACCTTGTCCCAGAAGTCACCTAGGGTGCTCCCGAAGGCCTGGACTATTACAGATACGTCCCTTGGGCCAAAGAAGGCCTCAGCGGCCTGGATTCCGTCCCTTTGGGCCTTCTCTGCTATAAACCCTCTAACTGCTGATGTACCAAGCGTAACGCTGTCTACTATATATCCTGAAAGAGGGGTAGCCGGGGCCACCGCAGATGTAAGGGTATTCATCTCAATGTATGCAGATGACGTAGTCTGGAGAGCTATTGGCTGGTTAAAATCCATGTTAGGCTACCTTTCGCAAGCGTCGGATTCGTCGGAATTCGTCCTTCCATCGCGTTCTGGCGCTGAAGGCCAGCTGGTTCATTCCTATTGGGGATACATCAGTAGCTCCAGATGTAACCTGCCACTGCTGGAATGATGCCCGGTCGTTTACAAGTCGGTATAGTGCCTCTGACTGGACGAATACCTTGACGGCGTACTCTGCCTGGGAATCTAGGTCAAATGTGACCGCAGACGCAGAGACTCCGCTAGCGCAGATGTTATACGTTCCATACCCATAAAGGCGCAGAACTGCAGGGGACTCCGTGGTGTAGCTAGGAGGGAAGTACAGTATCCCTGCGTGCAGCTCCCAGCCCGAGTTAGGCCCCTCGCCATTTCCGGTAATCAGGCTCTCCAGATATCCGGTTCGGCTTCCGCTAGAACTTCCGTACACATCTATTCGATACACCGACAGAAACTTGTCACCACCGGCCGTGTTGGTAGTTGTAGATATGTCCACACTCTTGAGTCCATTAGAAATCGAAGGGTTGGTCCAGTTGACTTCCTTCACTATTTCCTTTGGATACACAGACTGGACATGTTGAATCCCAAGATTCAAAAGAGACTTTAACTCTGAATGAGACCATGTTATAGCATTTGAGTCTCGAAGCTCAACTTGTATTTCGTCGATTATTGTCTGGAACGTTGCCATTAATCTCCCCTCTCTCTTAGGCCATAATTAGGATGCTCCGCGGCCCATCGGTAGGCGTCAGCCCACTCCTTGGCCCTAACCTTATAATCGTACTCTAGTAGAACTCTTTCCTTAGCTGCGCCAGATATCTGCTGACGTAGATCCTTGCTCTCTACTAGGCTCTTTATGGATGAGTACCACTCCTGAGCTGTCCTCGCAAGGAATCCGTCTACTCCGTGTCGCACCATCGAGTATGGGGCGTCGCCCCTTCTAAATCCTTCCCCGACAAACGCAGCACCGGTGACGGCGTACTCAAGCCAGTGAAGTTCTGATTTGCACCTGTCAAACTCGTCACCAACAAGTGGAGCTATCCCGATATCGGCCTTAGCGTTGGCAAGAGTCTGAGAAAACTGCTTTATGTTTTCCACGTAATAGTGTGCCTCGTCGAAGTATGGAGCAATTATATGCTCTGTCCCTGGATTGACACCAATGAATATGTTCCAGAGCTTCTTCTTGGAACGGAGCTCCTCTACGGCTTTGCCGCAGAACCCACCTTTGTGACGGTTGTGGGCTGTGTCCCACTCTCCGGCGTAGTCACGCATTCTGACTGTGCCACCGTAATAGACCACGCGTGGGAGGTCACCGCCATGGAGAGGGCGTTCAATATTGCTAGTGTAGATCGAAGGATCAATTGCATTTCTTATTACCCTTATGTTGTCGTTGAATCTGCTGTATTCGTCCTTAATAGGACCTGTGCTAACAGTTACAAGGTCAGCTCTTCGGGCCATCTGTTCGATGATATCCCACTCGAGCTTAACGTCGTAATAATATCCATTCCAATTTCTGATCTGGAAATGGTTATCATCTGTTTCGTATATAATCGCCTTATTATGGGCTCTTGTATTGAACGCAGGCCACATCATGTCAGTTATTCCATCCCTAGCCTGGAGCTCGTGCGGATGGTTCTTGGCTTCTTCCGGACTCTTAGTCCTAAAGGTGCAGTTCTTTTCAATGCATTGAGCTGATGAGTTGTAATATCGGCGGAAGACAACCACGTCTGCCCAGTCGATATCTGCCGTGTCTATCTTTAGTAGTCCCTTGGATGCAGCCTCTGCCTGGCTCATCCCCTGAGCCTCTGGGGCCGCTATGAAGTTAACCTTGTCGATATGACGCATCTCAATTCCGTACTTCTTAAGCTCTTCGTCATACATGTGTCCACGAAAATATGCGCATGGGCCCTGCTCGGCAGTGCCCCAGATCAGAACCTTGACAGTTTCAGCCATCAGATGTATCCTTCCATGGCTGGGTGTAGAGGGGCTCCGACGGCCAACTTGCGGTACAACCGCCGGAGCCCCACTCAGCTAACTATGCTGAGATTAGACAGAGACCGTGGCCTGTGTCTTCAGGATGCGATAGCGAGCGCCTGCGTCGTCGAGAAGCAGGGAGCCGAAGCGCATCTTGTAGCCGACCAACGCCTTCTGTGCGAGTGGGTCGGAGTGATCGCCGCCCGGAGCCACGAAGTAGCTCTGAAGCGTCTGCGAGTCACCGATGGTGTACGCATCTGGGCTAAGGAAGAGAGCGTTATAAACGTTCCCTGACGAAGCGCCAGCGGTTGCGTAAACCTTCGCGTCCGAGGACACGATGAATCGTACACCAGCGAACTGGCCAATCTCGTTAGTGAGAAGTGGCGTGTTGTTGGTGTACTTGTTTGCCTCGATCCAGCCGTTGACCGTGGTGTCCGACACGAGGTCGTACTCCTGGGCAGGGTGGATGATGCAGCGGTACGTGCCGTCAGCGAACTGAGGAACGTTTGCGCCCTTGAGGCGAGCAACCATCTGCTTTACGAATGCGCCGGAGAGAACGCCTGCCGCAGCTACTGCCGAGTTGGCAGCGTTCTGGGTCAGTGCGGTCGCGCTGGTCGCGCCGTAAACAGCGGAAGTGAGAGCCGTCGAGTGGATGTTGTCGCGTACGAGAACGTCCATCGAGCGGGTTGCCTGATACGCAATGCGCTCAGCGGCGATGCCGATGAGGTCATGCGGATTGTCGATCTGGGCGAGGTCCGTCACTGCGACGGTCGCGCCGTACTGGACAGCCGTGAAGAACTCGCTTGAGATCGTCAGCGCCTGGTCAGTTGGTGCAGCACCTTCGGAAAGCGCCGTCGTATTGACGCCCAGGTCTGCATAGCGTGCATAGCGAAGGGTGTTCGTACCCTTAACGAAGCGAGCCGGGACATAAAGTCCTGGCATCGCGTGAACAGCACGTGCTCGAAGCTCCTCAGCCGCCTTCGCAGAAACAAGCTGCGTGACGAGATCAGAGAAGTTCGTTGTGCTGGTACTGGTCGTAGCCATCTTAACTTACCTCAATCTTACTCAAAAAATGGATTGCCAAGCGACTGAAGTTCTTCGGCAATTGTCGAAGAAGTGCGCTTGGTGTCAATTTTAGGTTCAGAACGACGTGGGTTGTTAGGGTCTACCCGATTTACCGTCTCGTCATCAGCAGCAGCACGCGCATCGGCAATGAACTTCTCAAAGGCGGCTGCCTTTGATACTTCGTCTAGTCCGGCAGTGTCCTGTGAAAGCTGACTATAGAGAGGGAATTCTCGAGCGAGCCGTTCCCGCTTCGCCTGTTCCTTGGTGGAATCAATCTCGCCCTCCAGGGCCTTGATTCGGTTCTGAGCCTTCTCGTATTCCGATAGACTCTGCTCCTCTATCTGTGCCTTGAACTTCGAGAGATCTTCCAGTTGGCGCTTGGCGTCCTCCAACTCTTTCTTGGTTGACGTCAGCACCTGGTCTTTACCAGCAAGACGCTTCTTCCAAGTGGTTACATCCTCGTTGCCCTGAGTGAGATCCTCGGCCACAGGCGAATTTTCCTGCACGTCAAGGGGTGCTGACTCTGTGACAACTGGCGTCACGACTTCGTCCGTCATGCGTTCCTCCTAAATATTTCCCGGCCTACGGCTAGTGCCTAGGGTCCGGGATTAAAGTCCATCGGGCCATCAAAGAAATCCCATGCTTCAGAGAACGCCCCCGCGTAGCGCTCACCGACTCCCCAAACGCTCTGGTTCTTTGCCTGATCGAATACAGACCGAGCAACATACCCAGGATCAAACTGGGCTGGCTCGCGTCCGTTGACGCCAGGTCGCTGAGAGCGTTCAAATTGGGCCTTAGAACGGTTGACCCACCTTGGGCCACCTATCGAAACATCCCCTGGAATGCCAGGGAATAGCTGCTTAACCATGAATATAAAGTCAGACTTAGTAAGGAATTCACCGAACTTGGGATCTGCTTCACTCATTGTGGCTATGTGGTCCTGTATCATTTGCACCTTTGTGTACCCGGCAAAAGGCCTGGTTGACTTCGTAAACGGCATCTTTACAAATGCAGCACGTGCGAACTCAGGAAGGATCTTTCCAATCGTGTAGGAAAGGGGATAGAACGCTAGATACGGATGGTTCAGTGTCCTCTCCAAAGCCGAACGATTAGGGTTGTAGAAGTGGATTCTATTTGCCGTGTCAGCTGTGTCCTTTAGGGTTTCACGGAATGCCCCGAGAAGTATCTCCTCCGGTCCGTGAATATCCATAAGGTTATTTGTTGCGTATCTAAGTGCACGAATATCAGCATCAGAAAGCTTCTCGCCCTTGCGCAGCTTGGACACCAATACTTCCATTCCAGGGAAGTCTGTGCCGTAAGACCGGAACTGTGCTAGAGAGGCCGAAACTGCCTCCCTAGAGAACCCTCCGTATATTGCAGGGTCTAGGTACTGGCGAACAGCATCGTCAACCAGCCCAAAGTCTGCAACTGTCTGAGAGGCGAATCCCTCTGAGAACTTGGCTTCCTCCAGGAGGTCGTCAATCTTACCTATATGATTTGCAGTCTCTGGAGATGACGCCTCGTTTAGAAGCTTCATTACCTTTCCGATGTCGTTGCCGGTTGCTGCGGACTTTTCCGCAATGTCCTTCAGAAGTATTGCACCGCTCTGCGCTATGGCAATCTGAGAGTGAGAGTCCGGAGCCTTCTTTATGTCTGCTATAAGCTTCTCTACAGATGCCCTAAACTCAGTAGCAGCGTTCACCGAACCTGGTCCTGAGAACCCAAAGTTGCGAGGACGGCTAGCCCCAACAACACGGCCTGGGTTAAGGTAACCGTTACGCTGGTCACGAATAATGTTGATCATTACTGTTCTGACGTCGTTTGTGCCATATGCCTTAGAGGCAGCAGTCCACTGTTGTGGGAACTTGTATCTTATGTCTGCTGCCACCTTATCAAGGGCCAAGTTAAATGCCATTGAGTTCCTTCGGCCCTGCTTCATTGGGTATGGGTTCTTGACTGTTTCAACAAGCTCTTTTATCCCATTAGTGAATGATTGCCGGAACCCTGTCACAACCTCGATACCCGCAGGGGTTGACATCGTCTCGTCAGCAAGCTTTCCCCCTAGGAGGATTACAGTGTTTCCCACATCTAGATCTGCTCGAAGTGCGGCACCAGGCTGTCCGAAGACGAGCTCGGCAAAGCCAACCTCTATCTCAGCTCCAGGAGCCTTGCGGGCAAGCCCAAGCTTCTTTCCTATTACAGTTTCAACACCAGGTATTCTTCGTGCCCATCCGTACTTTGCCTCGTACTTAGTAGACGTTAGAACTCTGTCTATAGCACGAAGGTAATTGAAGAAAGGAGACTCTATTGCCTCCTGCAGATAGAAGTTCGGGTTAAGCTTGAACTTTAGGGTAGGGTAGATATAGTCGGTTAGGATAGCAAGCTGAGGAAGTTTAACCTTCATAGAGCCGGTAAAGCTTTGAGTCTTACCAACGATGTCCGTACTACCTGCGTACATGCGCATGAGGATTCTACGAGCATCTCCGCCGTTCTTCGCCACCATGTCATCGAACAGCTTCGGACCAAGAGCGTCTTGTATTGTCTTGCGGAGAAGTCCGTCGTTCATTATGAGGCCCCTTGGGGTTATTCCGCTGCTTAGGGATAGCTCGTTTACCTTAGCTATTAGGCGTCGCCCATCGGCGGCTGTGCCACCGGCCTCCTCAGCAAGGCGGATGGTTGTCTCAAGTTGCTGCTGCTGTACTGCCTTAGAAGATACAGGGGTAAGCCACTTGTCGGCCAGCTGCCGCAGCGGGGAACGGCTGAATGATGCTGCCGTAAGGTCTAGTGAGTCATCAATAAGTCCTGCTGTTGAGTCCAGGAACGGTGCCAGGTTTTCGCTAACGTACTCAACACTATCATCAGTGACACGAGTACCCGCACGTCGTATAACATTCGTTTCTGGGGCAAACCCTAGGCTGTACCGTCCTGAGGATAGCAGCTTTTCGGTTGCTTTACCAGCCCCCGCACCGAGATTGTCCATTAGCGACGAGAACTTCGAGAGCTCATCGGCACTGGCCATTGTTACATAGTGGCCGCCCTTGATCATTTCGTCAATAGTAGCACCGAGCTCTGCCCATATAGAGGCAGTATCCTTACCGACTATTAGATGGAAGTCGGGGAAGTACGAGGTAACTGCAGCGGCTAGATCATCAGCCGTAGCTGTACCGTCAAGGAACTTCTTCTCGGCCATTATCTGAGAGATTAGATCTTCTGGAAGTCCTACTAGGTCATCGGCTAGAATGCTCTTGCCTGATTCAAGCTTCGACCCGGCGGCCTGCAGGGACTCTAGCCGCCCCTTCGTTAGTGTATCTGCTTTCACTAGGTTGATTCGACCATACTTGGCGTTCTCCGGATCGTCGAGGAACTTCTTTATTTCGTCAAACTTCGCTGGATTCAGGCGCCGGCCAATGATCTCCTCGAGCTTGGCGGCGTCTCCGTTCTTGATTGCAGTTATAGCGCTTCGAATGATTGCAGTATTAGTACCTTGCGCTCCGTAGGCAGCGATCTCCATCATTTGGACGTGTCGTGCCTGACCGGCAGCGTCAAGTCCAGCTACGGAGTCGTCCCATATCTTTCCAAGAAGAGCTGCCTGCTCTGGATTGGCAACAGCAGCTTCTCCTGCGAAAGCACGAGCAACACGCTCCTTGCTGCCTCCGCCGATTGCCGCCACTCCCTTGTCTATGAACAGCTGCCGCCTTCGAGCAGCGCTCATGCGCTCAAGCTGGTATGATCCCTCGGCAATGTGGGCCTGTGCCTCCAGGGCTGTGTCTGACACTCTAATTCCGCCAGCCTGCTGCACTCCCTTGTAGTCTCCCGCGGCATTAGCAGCTACGCGACGAGTCTCAGCCTCAGAAAGTTCATCGATCCACTGGCGTCGAACAGTTCGGCGCGTGGCGTCAGATGCAGAATAGATCTTCTTAACATTATCAGCAGCCGCAGCAGCGTCGAATATTCCCTCTTCGACAAGCCTACCAGCTACCCACTCTTCTCCGTTTGCGATCTTTCCGTTGGCAACAAGCTTCTTTGCCTGGCCTACAAGCTTTATTGCAAAGTCAGCCTTTGAGGCCATAACGTTGCTGGTGTTGCGTGAGAACAGGCGTGAGATTGAGAACACCATCGTGTTGCTCAGGCCCTTGCCGAAGCTCTTGGCTAGGGTAGTGGCCCATTCTCCCTTACCGGCCGCGCTCATGCCCTCTAGGACCGTCCTAGGAGCCGTTCCTAGGGCCTTAGCGGCCCCAATGAACACTGGGGCTGACACTGCACTTACGAGGGCGTTAAAGCCCTTCCCCATCTTTCCCAGAGTGGCCTCGTATAGGGCCGCTGGCATTCGCCATTTCTCCAGGAACGCGATGTCCTCTACCGTCATCCTCGAGCCGATCAGGGCCTTTGAGAGGCTCCCCTTAGTCTTACCGGCAACCGTAAGGTTTGTTGCTTTCTCGAAATCCATTACAGACCTGCCGGCCTTGGATGCAGTTATTACATCAGCTGCTTCTGTTATTGCGGCTCGCTCTATTCCAGCTAGCTTAGAAGCATTCTTAGCCAATGTAAACGGCTTTGTAATTGGAAGGTAGTTTAGAGGATCTGTAAGAAGGGTAAACCCAAGATTTGCGGCAGCGTTGTCGCTGAACGCTCGGTTACCTTCCACCAGATAATTAACAATCTCGCCGAAATCAGATCCGTTGGCCATCATTCTCTTTACGTCATCTGGCTTGTCTCCGATTACTCCGGAGGCACGAACTGCAGCTGCACCTGTTTGAACAATCTTACTTGGAAGCATCGCAAGGTCAAGGGCGCCCTTTGCGACGTCCTTTACTTGTACAATACCCTCAACTCCAACTTCACCAAACGCACCAAGGCCTTTTCCTATGGCCTTTCCAACGTCTCCGATAACAGGCAGTCCACCTGCGAAATCGGCAACCCCCTTGGCGGCCCCAACAACTCCGGTAAACAGGCCACCTACTCCGGCGGCTACAGACTCAATCGGATTGAATGGGTCTAGGTTTACCTTTATGTTCTCAGGCTGAGGCGCCTTAGTTCGTGCCGCCGATATCGTCGGAGCACTATAGTCCGTATTTCCTTTGTTGAATCCTCCGCTAAGATATCCCATTAGCGAGCTCCGTTCGTTGTCGTGCTAGGAGATATCGAGACAGGAGCCGAAGAGACTCCGGAACCGACTCTTTCTCCAGCCCTGAAATCAACAAGCGATTGCTGAACTTGGGCAGGTGTAAACGTAGGACTCTTTGGTGGCCTGATTGTTACTCCGCCTCCTGAAAGGGCTACCCCGCTAGTACCTACAGTTACGCCTCCTGATGTCGCTCCAGCGTCACCGCCTATATTCGTGTACCTGAAGAAGAAGTCTTCCTTCTTGGCCTCCTGGGTGTTACCGAATAGGATAGCTGCAGGATTCATTGCTCGGAGAGCGTTAAACCCAGCAGCATCAGCACTGGCGCTGCTCAAAGGCTTCTCATAAACGTCTCGGAACCTTTGTGTTGCAGGCCCAGGAGTTTCCATGGCCTTGAGCCTTGCCTGATCTGCCACGAGCTGGGCAAGGTTAAGATTGGTTAGTCCGCCACCTGATCCTGCTCCAGGGCCAAAGAATGGGCTTCTGGCTGATATGGCATCTCGCTCACGCTTCCGAAGTGCCTCTTCTGCCTTGGCTGCGGCCTGAGAACCAGCTGCCCTTAGTGCGAATAGCTTAGCCTGGTCAGGCACGCTACCGGCAGAGGCCCTGTTTTCTATGCCCTCTTGATACCTAAACATTGCCGTACCAACTATCTGCTGCGCAGCAGTTGCTACTGCCTCTGAACCCTTGTATTCTTCGTCCGGAGTATTTAGGAGTAGTTCGATTGTCCTTTTATCGTAACCTATAATCTCACGTGCCCTATCGCTGTCTATGACTCGTACATAGCCGGTCGCTGGATCTACGGAGAATACGCTGCCGTTTCCTGTTCCTATGAGGGTACTTGCTACAGACTTTGACACATCTACGAGTGCCGCCCTGTATCCTGGGCCCTTTGCAATTCCGCTAAATGGCTTCTCGGATAGGTCTGAGCCGTAAACTGGATCTGATCGTATTCTAGAGCTGTCACCTACGAATGGATCTTCACTCCCCACAACAATCTGTCCGTTTCCGTCTGTTGATATAGGAGTTGATATGTCATTTAGGTAAAGTTCATACCTGTCCATATCCATGACGAAATTGTCAGTTGTCATGAATTTATCTACTGGGTTTCCGTTGACGTCAATCTCGAAGAACTTGTATCCGATAACAGTACCAGCGCTATTTAGAACTGGCTCCTTCACCTGTGGGGCAGATACTGAAGCTACGCTCTTGTCTGAAAGCGTATTTGATGAAAGTGTTGGTATACCACCTGTTACAGGGGTATTTGAAACTTGTATCTCTGGGGTTCCCTGGTCATTCCTGGTTAGTACCAAGAATCCGGAACCTGTCTCAACGGCATGCTTTGCCTTATAATCAGCTGCAGCGCTGGATATTAGTTGCTTAGGATCTATAGATCCATTTGTCCATACGAATGCTGTACCAGTGTATGTATCTATGAGCCTGGATACCTCTGCATCGTTGAGCTGCCACAGCTCTGTCTTCTTGTTGCCGCTAGCGTCTAGGAACCCATCCCCACCGCCGGGGACCTTCCCTCGCAAAATGTCCTTGAGAGCCTGGCCCATCAGGTCTCCGCTCGAAAGTGCATCTATACGGTCAGCATGCCTGGCATAAGCTTCCGTGTTCGCGACTGGGTTTCCGAACATCTTCTCGTTGTCAATTACGAGATCAAGAGAAGCCCTGTCAGCCTTTTCTACATCATTCATCAGGCCCATTGGGCCAGTTATCTGCTGATCGATTTCGTCTAGCAGAGATGTCATTCGGTCCTTTGTCCCAGAATCAACACCCTTAGAAGTGGCCAATGTCTTGACTCTCTCTCGTACGTCATCTAGTGCGTCGACCATGGCGTTAGAACTAAGCACCTCACCATTCAGCTGAATGCCTGCGTCTTGACCTGCTTTAAGTATTCTTGCCTGCATGGCGAGGTCAAGCTTAAGGAAGTTGCTTGTAAGAGTCATTCCGTCAGTACCCATAGAAAGGTAGGTAGCCTGATCTAGAACTCCCTTTTGAACTGCGGCGCCCATTGCCTGACTGAGGGCTGACCCAATCTTGCCAACGTTCTTTGACACAAAGTCAACAGCATCCTGTAGCAGCTGGGTCCTTCCCTCGGCATTCGCCTGCTTTCGTGCTGCTGCAAGATATCCCTGGATAGTTCTATACGCTGTCATGTCCTTTGTTAGGCCCATTTCAACAGCACGTGCTAGCTCCCTCTCGTAGAAGCGAGCAAACTTTGCCGAGCTGGCGCCCTTTGCCTTCAAGTCCATGTTGACATCATTAAACGTAACAAGGAACTCTTCCTTTATGAACATGATCTTATCTGATTCGTTGGTAGTTACAGACTTAGCCTCTCGTAGGAAGGACAAGTATCCATTTAGGTCTATTTGCTCCCCGAAGGCCCTTGTGCCATTTTCATAGGCATCAGCGTAAGCATTCATCTCTGCCTTGACTGCATCGTTACGGAACTCTGCAAGCTCTGCAGTTAGCCTATCTCGCTCAGTTGTGCCAGGAGGATAGGTTCCGATCATCTCTGCGTAGAATGCCTCAACGGCCTGTCGATCAACCGGCTGACCTCCGTATGTAGAGTCGTAGGTCTTGGTGGCCATGTTCGCGTTAAAGGCAGCCATTATGGCGGCCTTCTTCGCGGCAATCTGCTCCTTAAGTATGTTGTATATTAACGATGTAAGGTTTTGTGTTCCAGAAGTTGCCCTTCGGAATCGGGCTCGTCGCCTAGTGTTAATAGCCATTATGCCTCACCGCCATTCTCTACTGGTAGTTCTTGTGCCATCTGAGCTCCGTCCATAGGGAACGGAACACCGCCTTGTGCGTTTTCAGGCAGGGACTCCATAGGAGCATTGCCTGCGTTCTCAAATCCATTTAGCGATGGGGTTCCAGGAGATGGAGGATTTAGGGTTCTAGAGGCATTAAGGGATTGCTGCTGGGCCTGAAGCTGCGCCTGGGCGTCAGCCTCCTGCTGCTGCATGCCCTGGGCCTGAACGCCCTGCTGCTGCATCTGCTGGAATGTCATCATTAAGTTGGCCATCGTCATTACGGCTGCAGGATTGACAGTTGCGTCAGTCTGCTCGTCGCGAATGATGTCAAGCTCGCCCTCAGGATCTTCTACCCCGACGCGATCCATGGCACGCTCTGCTGACCAGATCCTGTTCTGTACCAGGTTGATTGCGGTCTGAGCAAGCTCGAGAGTGTCTCGAGGGGTAAGCTCAGGCGGGATTACGTCGATACGGAAGTGGTCGCCAATGATCTGGCCTACGGCCTTATCCTTGTTGGCCCAGACTCGTGCGCTCTGCAGCCAGACTTCCTTGATCCACTGGTATAGGAGCTTTCGCTTAGGTGCTATTCGTGACTCGTAGTTGGCTATAAGCGAAGCTATTGCCTTTGACGAACCTAGAACGCTAGTAGGCGCAAGTCCCAATAGAAGGTCGTTCAAGCCTGTTACGACAGCAATTTCTCGGTCGATTCGCTTGTTGTAGTCTTCAATCTGGAACTGTGGAATGAACGGCTGAAGTGCGCGCAGCTCATTCCCCGGCCCTGGGGCCGACACCTTGTTAGGCTTAGGAAGTGCTCCTGCCGGTACCTCGTCTGGGGCCTCCGGTCCTACGAGCTGCCACATTTGCCCGCCGACTACAGATTGGATCATCTGAGCCTGGTTGGTGATGCGCTCGTCCTTCTCGCGGAGAAGCTGTTCTACGTCGTAAAGCTCAGGCTTGCCGTATGGGCTACCAGGTACCTTTCCGTTCTGTAGAATGATGTACGGAATCTCACCCTTGAATTCTGGGTGGCGAGTATGTGATACTAGTGTATTCCCAACATATATTGCGTTCCACACCATAGCTGGCTTTCCAGCAGATGTAGGCTCCTTGTGCCAGTAGTCTAGAACCTCAACCTGTAGCTGTTCGTATACAGTCTCTCTTCGAAGAGGGTTACGGTCGAACTGGTTCTGGTACACATTACCAAGTGGGTCCTGGTGCGTACCGGCTATGGAGGAATATCCGTACCACTTCTCTCCCTGCTTTACAGGAATTATGTCTATATCGTAGTCTTCCTTTACCGCTTGTGGCGATAGGCCGTAGCAGTAGAGAGCCCAATCTAGACGAGTGTAGTCAGAGTTTCCAAAGCCCATGTATAGGTTCTCTGGCTGCTCTATGATTCGTACGGAAGGCATCTTGATCTCATTGTCCCAATAGATCTTTGCGGCCGTGTATCCGTATAGACTTTTAGTTAGGGACGCCATTTCAAGCTTGAGATCCATCTCTTGCTCATTCCACCAAGCGAAGAATATTCGCTCTCGATTTGCTGCTTCCTCGCGAGCATCCTTGGTAGGTGCCTCCGGTATGTAGTGTATTACCGGAGTAACTGCCTGGAGTGATGCTGGGATGTTTACGTATGCAGGATGTACGTTGACAGAAACGTGGGCTCGTCCTGCTAGTCGTGCGCTAGGATCTTCGGCCCAGTGGTCTGCACCGCCAAGGGTGATTGTGTCCGGGTGGTATAGTCGGTCGTATCGACGGAACATGCTGCGAAGTCGATTCTGCTCAGGCTCAAGCTGCTGCTTTCGCGTGAGGATCTCGCCAAACAGCTTGACCTCGTCTTGCTCCTCAGGCGCAATCCCCTGAACCTCGAACGAGCTCTTGAGCATCTTGACGGCAGCCTTCTGCTCGTCTGTAAGCTTTTCGAACTGAAGCGGCGTATAGTTCTTATTGATCGGCTTTACCTTGCCGCCTCGTGATATATTTATTACAGAAGGAGTGGTCGCAATCCCGCCCTCAACGCCGGAGTTAGGGGTTCCTGCTGGTGCTGCCTTACGTATCTCTGCAGATATATCGGCAGATGTGCTAGTCTTTATAGGCTTTGCACTTGCTGCTCGGCGCTCGACTATTACTTCTCCCTTACGTATACGATTAGCTTTGTCCAGGGCGTCGCCAAGCGCCTTAATCTGCGCTGGTGTAGCGACATCCGGGTCAGTCGTGTACTGAGCCGGAACGCCCTTTCCGTCTACGTAAGTGCTCGGTATTCCTCGGACCTTAGTCTTAGCCATTATTCAGCAGCTCCAAAGTAGGAGAAAGCTACATTCGCAGCAGCCTTCTCGGGATTCCTAATTGCGTAGCGGACAGCAATAGCAAGAGCCATTACGGCGTCTTGCTCTAGCTTCTTGTCCTCTAGCTTATAAGCCAACAGTTGCCTCCGTAGATCCTCCCAGACCCCGCCCCTTGGGAACTTGACCTGGCCTTTATCTATCACGGTCTTGAGGTCGTTTAGTAGTTCGAGCTTCTTGGACTTGGTCCCGCCGAAGTCGAAATCCCTAAGCGGCTTTATTATTGAGAACTCCTCTCGGAAGAGCTTGCCGCCCATTCCGGTAGAGTCCACGATTGTCGTGCACTGAGCTCCTGAGTTGTATAGAAGATGGCCCTCTCGAACCATGTTCACGACTGCAGTTATGGTCTGCTTTCCGCCCCTCTTTCGGGCACGTACACCACGCATCGAGCTTCTGCTAGTTATATCTATGGTTAGCGCCCATGTTGCGTCAGATGAAATACCGGGATCACATCCCTGTACATAACGGTGAGCTGACTTTGGCGCATCCTCTAGTTCTAGCGTAGTATCGAAACTGGCCTCTATGACCTGGGAAGAGAAGAAAGCTTTCCTTGACTCTATGAAGTATCCGTCGATGTTCTGTGGGACTAGGTATTCTGCCTGCTGCCGGACTACGGCATCGAAGTCTTCCTGTCGTAGGCCGAATCCTATGTTGTCCCTGGTAGAAAGTCTGAACGATATGAACTGGTCGTCCCTGGATGGGTTCTCCGGATTACCCATCTCCCACAGGTCGGCGTAGTCGTTGATTCCCTCTGTTGGCGTTCCGATGAAGTGAAGTGGCCCACCGGTAGAGAGCCTTCGGAGGTTGAGAACTTCCTGGTAGATTGTTATCAGGTGCGGCTCAAAGGCCGCTTCGTCGAATGAGATCCCTTGCATGTCCTTGCCTAGAAGGGCCTTAGCCTTGTCCTGTGTTGTCCTGAAGTGTATGCTGGCCCCGCCTACCACTGGGCTGAACTTTATCCAGAGATACTCGCCACGATACTTCTTCTCGAAGTCGGCAACCTTTCCAAGCTCCTTAGTTAGCGGACAGCCACGGTCTCCCTGCGCCTGGTGAGCTCCCTGAAGGATCATAGAGATTTCCCGGTGAACCAATTCAGCAGTCTCCTGTTGAATCCCGACGTGATACCACTCGTACGGATCATTGATCCAGCGCCCTGCATCTGCAGTATTTCCCTTCTCGGGAGGTCTAATCCCAAGCTTGTATAGTGCGTGGTGCATACATACGACCGCCATCGCGAGAGTTTTCCCGGCACGATTGCCCGCGGAAACAACTGTCGTGAGGTACCGTGGCCGGAACCCATCGTCCGCTCGATCTGCGCAGGCCTGCCACCAGGCAACTTGACCTGGGTTTCCTTTGATACCGAGCCAGCGAGAAGCAAAGAACTCGATATCACCGCGGCCCCTAGCCAGATCGATAGCGGTTTGTGTGCTAACAGGGTTCAAGCTTCCTTCTTATTCTTAGTCCGGCTGCTGATCGCCTTGGCCTTGCTCTTAGCGTCTGCCTTGCTGCTAGCGCCCCAGGCCTGCAGACTTAGTAGAAGTCGTGTAGGCTTTCCCTTAGAGTCACGCTCTGGTCCTGGCATATTGCCCATCCTTGCTAGGAATGAGGCTCTGCGAGGGTTGTCCCCACTCTTTACTGGGGCCTTCAGGGTTCCGCCTGTCTGTGCCTTGTACGATGCGCGACCCTTTGCGTTAAGGCCTCCCTTAGGATTCTTGCCCTCTGTACGCTGCCAGGCTGCTGATTTAGGCACTAGACTCCTCCGTAATTAGCTCAGGTTCTATTGTCGTTGATATACCCTCTATTACCATCGACCCACCAAGTATCGAGGCTAGGGTCATTGCTAGATCCCTGTCAGAGCTCTTCTCAGAGCGCTTGTCAAGTATCTCCTGGGCCCTCAGGCCCTCTGCCAGCGTCGGTAGCAGCTCACCTGCTTCAACCGCAGAGAACGTGTAGTCCCTAACGAGTGAGGCCAGGTCCACGCCCTTTGTGGGCTTCATGGTCTTCTTACGTTCCTCCATCACCTTGATTGCATCTGACTTGGCCTTTTCAAAGTCGCTAGTTAGATGCTCACGTCGATGCTTGCCTAGAGTTACCCTGCTCACGTACTGGCCCTCAGACTCAAGCCACTTGCTGACCTTTGTGTCTGGCATTCCCTCTCGCATTCTTCGACTTATTAGGTCAGCCAGAGGGCTCCGGCATACGTGACACCCAGTTAGAACTGGGGCCAGGTTGATGTTACTCATCTCCCTTGTAGCCAAACGCTACGTCATTTGGGTTGAGCCATCGAAGTATGACTGGAAGTATCGCAGCAATACCTGCTGAGATGATGCTCTTAACTGCATCGCCGTTTAGGTCGAATGCAGACCCACCAATTGCCAGGAACTGCGCTACGCAGGCTGCTGCGAATGAGCGTCCCCACGAAGCGAATAGAGCCTTCTGTTCCTTATTCATTACTTTGCCACCTTTCCTGTATTAACAGAAATGACCTTTGCTGGAGATGGGGTCTTGCGAACCCTTGGCATCTCAATGTTCCACCTGGCCGTTGTACCATATGCTGATCCGGTACGCTGAAGTGCAGAAGTTGGTGTTTTAGTCCAATTCTGCCTAACTACGGTACCATCGGCCTTTGTCCGTATAACTATGTTCTTGTTAGTGTTGATCTTTACCACGTTCCCATTAGCTCTTGTAACTACAATGTTCCCATTCTTAGTCACCTTAGATGTGTCGCCTTTTTGCTTTCTTACTGCAACCATAGGTATCTCCTACTTCTTGACTATGATGCAGCGCTTGTGCGGAGCATCGCCCTTGCTCGAGGCAATTGCCTTGAGCTCATCTTCGGTCACCACGACCGCAAACTTCTCTTTTCCCTTGCCGTTGAATGTGGGATCAGCGAACTGGAACCCGACTCCGTCAGCCCAGGCCGCCGCCACCATGTGGCCATACGTCGCCCCAGAGTGCCGGCCGATGTACCTCTTGTGCCACGAGCTCAGCGCCTGTGGCGGGTAGTTCTTCGCTGCCTGGACATTGATAATAAGCGCGGCGCCCTTCTTGACGCTGTCTACGCAGTCGCTCCAGTCTCTTGGATATCTGGCGTTGGCGCCAAGTTCCTTGCAGGTACGTATTAGATCCCATAGACTTGAGCCGTTGTCGCTGACACCTTGCTTCTCCTTGAATCCAGTGGCCTTTTCTTTGGCCTTGATGCCTTCTCCGGCGGTTATATCTTTGTTAAGTACCCAGGAAGACGAACATGCCGCGCTTGAAGGTCCACAGTCATCTAGTACGCCGCCAGCCTCTACGTGGTCAAGCTGAGATCTAATAACTAGCTTAGGCACCGCACTCCTCTAGCATCTCTTCATTGTCGCGGATGATCATATCTGTTGAGGATTTTTCAAGTTGTAAGCCTGCTCAATTACTAAAGCCTTCTGCTCGTCATCAAGTATTTCGTCAAGCTGAGATTCCACAGCTGCTCGAACTGACTCTGCCTTAGTTCTTTCGGCAATCTCAGTACGGATTATGAAATTAATCCGCTCATACTGATGAAGCTTTGATAGGAGTTCGATATCATCAATTGGACAGTTCTGCAATGCAGTAATTTGGTCCATTCCTTTTAAGCCCTCAAGTCTGGCTGGGTATTCTGTGGGCAGGTTTTCAAGGATCTTCCTATAGTTTGCAATGTTAGCATCGTAATCGTATATTTCCTGAATACGCATGACTAGATGGGCAGCTAGGTCCATAACCACCTTTTCGTCTGTAATAATCATCTTTAACTCCTTATCTTGACCATGTCGCAATACCACTCACCGTGGGTGATGGGGCTGTGTACTTTGTTCCAAATCCGCTTGCGTTTGTATATGTGTATACCACTAGATCATTTGCTGCATCAGCAAGGTACACCACATCAGTCCCTCCGTTTCCTACTTGTAAGTTCTTGTTAGTACCAGAGCTATTGGTGGCAGCTGGCATCCCGGATGGGTTAGTCATTTTTGTACCGAATCCAGACGAGGAGGAAAAGTTTACAATAATTGGAGCAGCAGAAAATAGTCCGCAAAGAATTTTCTGGGCTGTTGCTGCGCTTCCAACAACGTTTAGCGATCTCATTGCCGTTAGGCTTGTGGCGCTTACATTAGCAAACTTTGTACCAAATCCAGTTCCTTGTGTGTATGCAAAAGCGAATACCCAAGGGGTTCCGTTACTTCCACCAACATTAGCAAAAACAGAATTTCCAAATGGAGAGAACCTAGTTCCTTGGCCGCTATTTGCTGAAGTTGGAGTATTTAAATCTGCAGAATTTGTTCTCTTCGAGCCCCATTGGGTGCTGTTGCTCCAAGCCCAAGCCTGTATGTATGATGGGTTTGAGCTACTTACGGAAACAACATCAGTTTCTGCTGGTCCAAAAACTGGATCTGTGATATCTACCACCCCAACACTTGCTGGGGTATAGGTAGATACTACCTGGGATCCATCGACAGCTTCAATATCTATACTTGATGCTCTAATTGTTGGCTCTGGAGCCGATGCAGTTACCATATACGTTCCAGATGCATTGACGTCTACGTAGTTAGCACTTATAAGGACTCCGCCAGCGGTATCAACATTGCCATACGTACCATTTGTCCAATACCTAAATCCAGCCCTGGTTGAAGTTGATACTCCTACCATCCCCCTCTTGCTCGGATGCATGGTTGGATTGTCTAAACCAGTACTACCAGTACCACTAGAAGTCCCCCACCCGGAATTCCAATAGTATGATGCAGTCTCCGTGACAAGATGTGTTCCCTTATGTAGTTGCTGCTGAGATGCACCTATAATCATGGAGTTGTGTCTCCTAAGACTACCCACGTATTTGTCGCGCGCTTAATAGCTGTGGCTGATGACCATTGTGCTCTAAGCTTTAGTCCGTCTGACGAGTTAACCGTTACTCCTGTTCCGGCGACTATCGTAACTGCACCAGCACCCGCTCTTAGTATATGCACCTGTGCTCCTACTCCGAAAGCCACTGTTGAGTTTGGTGGTATTGTGATGTTCAATGCAGTTCCAAGCGTTACCTCGACCATTTTATCCTTGTCAGTAAGTGCAAGGGTGTATGCTACAGTTTGTACGTTAGCAGTGATGTCAAGAGTTGATACGCCAGACGTTACTGTCTGAAATGAGACACCGCCAGAACCGTTAGCCTGAAGTAGCTGTCCTGACGTTGCTGCGCCAGAGGAGATCGCAACAGTCCCAACAGCCTGGGCAATAAGTTGGCTGGAGCCAACGGAGGTTGCCGAGAGGTGGGTGGAGTTGATGCTGCCAGCAACGATAGAGACCGTCGATGTCCCAGATGCTGTGGAGACGGAGGCTGGGGAGGTCCCGATGACAGCATTGACGTATGTCCCTGCTGTCTGGTAGTTGGCGTTAAGGCTGACCGTAATTGCCGTAGTCCCAGTTGCGGAGATAGGAGATGTCCCGACAACGCCAGTGACATATGTCCCAGATGGCTGATAACTCCCAGCAGACTGGAATCCAGTGGTATTAATGGAGATGCTTACTGCACCCGCTGTAGAGAGAGACGCAGAAATCGGTAGCGTTGCACTCACGCTAGAGGCGTAATTTCCAGAAGCCTGGTAGCTTCCTGCGGTCTGGTAGTTTGCGTTGAGGGAGATTGTTGCCGTCGTTCCAGAGACTGCGGCACTAATTGGAGAAGTCCCTATTATGTTTGTTATCCCAGTGGCGTCTGCCGGGAGTGTACTCCACGTCACTCCACCGGCTCCATTAGCAGTAAGGACGTACCCGCTAGAGGCAGAGGTCGATACTATAGATATTGTCTTACCGGAACTTGTGGAAGTCGCAGATATTGGGTATGTTCCAGCAAGTGTTGTTACTGATACTGCGTTAGTAAGAGTAAGGAACTCGTTTGTGTCTATCCACTCAAGGGTTGGCTCTGCTCCTCGCAGGTCACCCTCAAACTCTTCGTATAGCTGGTCAGGTATAGAGAAGACGGTGTTAGCCGGCCCCTTTATGTCATATCCATTCCAATGGATATTTATATCCCTACCGAATCTAAACGTTGCCACTTACTTCTTGCTCCGGTTCTTAGACTTGGACATAGCTTGCAAGTTCCCCTTGCTATTGTCCTTAGGGTTCCCATTCTTGTGGTCAACGTCTTTGCCGCGGAGCTTTGCAGCCCCAACAACTTTAGCCAACTTACGACGCGCTTTATTGCGTGACGTTCGGTTGGCTAGCTGGTCGGGTGTACCATGGTACGTATCGTACTCCTTACGGTAGTCCCGCGGTTTAGTCAATATTCACCTCAAGTATAGTGCTGGGGGAGCCAGGGAATGACTCGCCCCAGCGGTAGTAGCCAGGTCGTGGAGCCTGACTACAGGATTACTTCGCTACCATTCCCTTCTTAGGGACTGGCTGAATAGTCTTCTTAGGAGCTGCCTTAGGAGCCGCCTTGACGGTAGCCTTAGGAGCTGCCTTAGGGGCAGCCTTAGCGGCCGGAGCCGAGGCCTTAGCCGTAGTGCTCGCCTTAGCTGCAGCAGCGTATCCGGATCCTGATGCTCCAGACAGGCTTGCGCCAGCGAACGAAGTCTTGCGACGTGCCGCCTGAATGCCAGCCTGGAGTGGGGAGTTGCCAGATACAATTCGATTGTATGTGCCCTGGCGCTCGCGGAGGCTATCCCCAGCAACCTTTGTAAGGCGTGGGTCGCTAAGGTTCTTAGATGGGCGCTTAGCAGCTGCGATACGATTATACGTAGCGCGTCGTTCTGCGAGACTATCGCCTGCTACTGCTTGGAGTCGGGGGTCGCCGAGTCCGGTAACTGGCTTGAGACTTGGGAGCTTGACGAGTCCCTGATTGAAAAGCTGGCCCGTCTCTGGGGTCCAAGGAATAAGCGGGGTCGTACGAAAATCAGGCTTCTTTGTAGTCGTAGATCCGCCGCCACCGCCACCGCCGCCGCCGATATTGCCGGCCGGTGCATTTCCTGAGATATTCCCTGCGCGTCCGCCGCCGCCGGCAGATCCCTTGATTATGCGCTTAGTGCGCCCTGTTCCTGAAAATCGCCCTGCCATTACTTTTTCCCCTTCTTCTTCCCCTTGGCCTTTTCGGCCTTGGATTCCATAGCAAGTTCCTTCTTGCCCTCGCCCTTTTCATGCTTCATCTTTTGACCCTTGGTCTTGTACTTCTCTACCTTAGCGCCATACTTTTCGAACATGGCCATCTTCTTTCCTGGCATTTTTCCCCCTAGCCCGCGAAGCGGGCGAAATTTTGTTACTCAGATTTCAGGTTAAGTAACATATCCCTTGCTGAATCGAAGTCTTCGTATGTCCAGGAGCTCAGCTCTCTTACGTCGATATCAAGCAGGCTTTCCGGCTCCCCAACGTATATAACGGCCAGCCCTGGGTGATCTGGGTGGGTTCTGACGTTAAGGTCGGCCCTAGTGGCCCTAACGTGGGCTACTGCCTTCCAGACGTCCCCACACCAAGAAGCCCCATGAGATACTACAATCTCGTCGTTTGGGGCCGCCTCATCGGGGCTTGAAGGGTTGCAGTCGTCTACTAGGAGGACGCTTCGGCGAGTCATTACCCTGAGTGAGTTCTCTATGTCACGGAGGGCTTGCTCGTAGGTATGCTTACCGTCGACAAAGATCACTCCGTCTATCCTAGTTGAGTACTTGGAGAAGTACTCGTCGCTAGTCATCTGGAAGAAGGTTTCGCCATTCTCGTTGTCGTTATCACAAGGGAACCGGAACTCTACGTCTACGGCTATCTTGCGATTGGCCTGTATAGGCCCGAAAGTTGCTCCCCTATCTACCCCTATCTCTAGGTAGTCTGGTCCGCCTACGACATTGATGTAGGCCTGGACCCGGGGGGATGGAATTATCGTCCTCCGCTCTGGCCACGCATTGGCTTAAGCCTATTGGACTTCTTCTGGTCCTTGACCTCTGCTCGTTGCTTGCCCTTGCCGGCAATATAGGCCATTGCAGCAATCGGGGCCACGAACGGAATGAATGGAGCCCCAGCTGCAGCTCCTGCAATGGTAGTAGCTACCATGCCAACCCCTGCTGCCGGTCCGACAAGGTCCTTAAAGGACTTCTGGCGCTGCCGTGCAGTCTTGGCGTCAATGCTGCTGTTTACTGCCTGGGACCGGCCCAGGTAGGTCGTTACGTCGTATTCCTTAGGAATGCTTGTCCTTTTCACCGGCCGGCCGGTACCGTAGCTATTGTCTACACCCATTAGCGAGCCTTCACTTTTGAAGGGGTACGATACGTATTGGCATAAGTAAGAACAGTCTTATTAGTTTTCTTGCTAATTACCTTGCCGGTATTAGCGTTTGTAGTGGTAATAGTCGTTCGCTTAGTAGCTGGTCGACCATAGGTTCCGCCAGCGCCAGAATCCTGTTCCCACTGAATATTCGTAGCATATTGGCGCTTCTGGGTCAAAGGCCTATAGCTTGGACCCATTATATTTGGCAGTTTCTTACTTACTGAACCAGGAGTATTTGGAACAGGTACTGGACCTATTGGCTCAGGGACTGAACGCTTTACCATTTGTTACAACCTCCTACTTGACCTTGTTGCTGCTTGGGAGGCCAGTACCGCCGCCGCCACGGCCAACGTTAATTCCACCACCGATAAGCAGACCGGCGCCGGCAGTAAGGCCAGCTCCAATGCCTAGGGCTACCATCTGTGGACCGGTTAGTGGCTTTCCAGCCTTTGAAAGCTGAGCAGCTACCTTCTGGATATTCTTCTGTCGAAGGGCAGCCGACTGAGCTCGAGCGCTTGGAGCCTTGCGAGTACCGCTGCCATATCCCTTGTCTATACCCATTGTTACATTCTCCTAGAAACTTGGTGTCGGAAGGAGCCCACCGACCGGGCCGGACAATGCGTCCGCTGCTCTTTCAACCTCTATCTCCCAGACCTTGGCCAGGATCTCGTGGCTTTGACCCCCGAGAATAGGCTCCAGGTGGTTGACAAGCCGCTCGACCCCCGCATAATGCAGGTGTAGCAGCTCGTGGGCTATAATTTTGGATTGCTCCTCCGGCTTTTCCTTCCAGAAGTCCTCTGAGAGGCGGAGCTTGGCGTGCCATAGGTAGTCGTGGGGCTCGATATCGGCATAAGCGTCATCGGCTGATGGGTAGTCCTGGACCTTTATCTCCCATTGGGAGAGATTTAGCAGGTCCCGGGCCTCGTCCACGTACTTCTGTGCCTTCTGGAGGCGTGTGGCCATTGTTACATCCCCCAGGGCGGACTGCCCCCTATAGGCTTATGTACCTCTTTGTTAATTATTCTGATGTACCTGTATTAGTCCTCTATATAGTAGACAGCTTTTTGGCCATTTTTGCAGAAAATCTGCAGGTTAAGAGTCCTTTACCATATATACTGTCCTCATAGTGAATGGGGGGGGCCTAGCCTTATCAGAGGGGTGTTCCAGTGCGGAGCTCAGGTGTACCTCACATTGGCGGAAACTATATATATACCCGGCAGGGTCCCCCCCTTTGAACATTCGCCGTCTCCACGGCTCATGTTCTTCAGGTATGCGCTCAGCTCATGGCTTCGCGCCCCCCCCC